GCAGGTTTTAGATGGTCAAAAGCCATTGTAGATAGACTTAAGAAAGAAGATGATGGTAGAATGGCAGAAGATATGGACAATAAAGTAGAAAGACATATTAAAGATATTCGTGAGACAGAAGATTCATACATTGTTGAATTCGGTAAATCAATGCCAGAAGAAAACGATGATGAAAGACCTTATGACCACGAAGATGAAGAAAGGGCAGAAGATATGGAAACAAAAGAAATTGAAAAAGAAGAAAGAAGTTCTGACATAGACGAAGAACTTACCAAAGAAGAAATAAACGAAATAGCAGAACAAGAATATGTCGCAGAAGGCAACGAAGATGTATTGCGATTCTATGCTGAAGAAAATCTACAAAGAGCTTTCCAATTTGATAGAAGTAAAATTGATGAAGAAAACAGAACTATCATGATCGGTGTCTCATCTGAAGAACCAGTGGAAAGAAGATTCGGTATGGAAGTATTAGGACATAACGAAGATGAGATTGATATGTCTTTCATGGGACAGGGCAGAAGCCCATTATTATTAGACCACGATGCTACCAAACAAATCGGTGTAGTAGAAGAGTTCGGTATTGATAAAGAAAACAAAAGAACAGTAGCTAAAGTACGATTCTCTAAAAATCAAATGGCTGATGAAGTCTATAGAGATGTACTTGATGGCATACGACAAAACATATCTGTTGGCTACCAAGTCAATAGTATGGAAAAAGAGGAAGAAGAGAGAGATGGTGTTCCCATTTACAGAGTTAATTCTTGGTCGCCTCTGGAAGTAAGTGCTGTATCCATTCCAGCAGACCAAAGCAGGCTTGTCGGCTTCGCTAGGTCTAAGGAGAAAAAAGCACAAATTAAGATTAACCCAAATTCTAACAAGGATATAAACATGGAAAATAATGTTGAAAACAAAACTCCAGAAGTGAACCTTGAAGATATGAAGAGAGACTTTGCTAAAGAAGCAAAAGCTATTATTGATCTTGGTGTCCAGCACAACAAGAGAGATTTAGCTAATGAAGCTATAGCAAATGGTGCTACTCTTGCACAATTCAGAGGAACACTTTTAGAGACAATCGCAAACGATAAGCCACTTGATTTACCATCAAGTGTTGATATGAATGAAACTGAGCAAAGAGAATATAGCTTACTAAAAGCTATTTCTGAGACTGCTCAAGGCAAACTTTCAGGACTAGAAAGAGAAGTATCTGAAGAAATAGCAAGAAGAACTGGCAAAGAAGCAAGAGGTTTCTATATGCCAACAAATATTGCTTTCAGAACTAATCAAATAGTTGGTACAGCTAATCTTGGTGGTAATATGAAGCCAACAGATCATCTTGGTAATGAGTTCATTGAAAGTCTTAAAGCTAGATTGGTTGTAGGTCAGGCAGGAGCAAGAGTTCTTCAGGGCTTAAAAGGTGATGTTCAGATACCTAAGATGTCAGCAGAAGTATCAAATGTTTCTTTTGTGAGTGAAGATTCAGCTCCAGCAGAAGGCAATGCTACTTTCTCACAAGTCACAATGTCTCCAAAGACATTAGCTTGTCAGCTAGACATTTCAAGAAAACTAATGCTTCAGTCAGACCCATCCATTGAAGCTGTGCTAAGAGACGATGTTATTAATTCTTTTGCAAGAAAAATTGACGAAGTTGCATTAGAAGGTGGGGGCAGTGGAGAACCTTCAGGTATCATTGCTTCAGCAACAGGTAATGTTGTTGCTATCGGTGCAAATGGTGGTGCTATCACTTATGCAAGTTGTGTAGATATGGTTGAAGCTGTTGAGGTTGATAATGCAATCCTTAATGATGCTTCTACAAAGTTTGTTGGTAACCCTAAAGTTACAGCTAACTTAAGAACTGTAGCTAAGCAAACCGATGGTAGAGAAGGTAACTTCATTCTTGGAGCAGATAACAGAATCTTAGGATATGATTATCTATCAAGCACATTAGTACCAAGCGACCTAACAAAAGGTACAGGTACAAACCTATCAGCAATGATCTTTGGTGATTTCTCACAACTAATGCTTGGTTTTTACTCAGGCATTGATGTGTTGGTTGACCCTTATACAGGTGGTAATGCTGGTACAACTCGCCTCAACTTCTTACAAGATTTTGATGTGGCACTTAGATATGACGATAGCTTCGCAGTTATCAAAGATATTGTTACTTAATAGTATTTTTATCTAAATTTAGGGCTACTTCGGTAGCCCTTTTTTTATGTCTGCTAAAAATCAGGTGTTGCAAACCTTCTGAAAGTATGATATAATAAGGCTTTAGGAGGATTTCATTATGAAGAAAAAATGTAAATCTTGCAAAGGAAAAGGGTATATTGATTTAGGTGTTATTCATATACCATGCAAAGATTGTAAGAAAAACAAATAAATTTAGGGCTACTTCGGTAGCCCTTTTTTTATGTATAATAAAATCTATGGATAATAAGAAAGTAAAATTCGCATTTAACCAAACTGCTCACTATAAGGGCAAAAGATATCAGTCTGGTGATTTAGTAGAAATGCCAGTTGAAGATGCTGACAAGTTGAAAAATTTAAACTTAGGCGATGTAGATAAACCAAAAGCAAGCAAAAAGAGTAAGGTGAAAAAATGAAAGCAATAGCAACAAGAACTGTTTATTACGATTCAAACAAATATGAAGCTGGTGATGTCATAGACTGTAATGAAAGAGATTTTGATAAGATTCTACAACCATTAGGCTGTGAACCTTATAAAGAGGTTAAGAGCAAAGCAAAGAAAACCGATAGAGCAATAAAAGAAGTAACTGAAAGAGCAGACGATTAATGGCACTAGAAACAGCACAAGATTTACTTAATTTCTTTGACACCGAAACACATGGTGTTACAGCATCAGTTTCTATTGATGGCACAAGCTCTAACATTAAAGTAATACTAAACAGAGAATATTTCGCTGTGGATGGTGAGAGTGTGGATGTTGTTGCTAGTCAGCCAATAGCACATTGTAGATCATCAGATGTCACAGGAGTAGACACAGACGATACTATTACCATAAGTGGCACAACATATAGTATTGTCAATATACAACCAGATAACACAGGTGTAACCATACTCATATTACAAGACTGATGATTTTATACAGTGAAAATCAATTAGATGAAGCATGGCAATACGACTGTAAAAAAAGAAGTGCTGATGGTCGCCACTGGATAGCACGATCTGATTATGAAAAATTATTTGTTTTGTACTTAGACAATATGGTAAGTGGTGAAGAATTAATTAAACTAGATATCTATATTCCACAAGATATGTTGGACTCTATTGATGAAGTCATAGAATTAGAAACAGGATATACCGATGATTGAAAAAGTATTAGATTCTGTATCAGGTGTTGTTGGTAAATTAGTACCAGATGCCGATTTGAAAGCAAAATTAGAACATGAACTCAAAACAGAATTACATAAAGCCAACATGGCACAGCTTGAAGTTAATAAAGCTGAAGCAAGCCACAAGTCATTATTTGTCGCAGGTTGGCGACCTTTTGTTGGTTGGGTCTGTGCTGTCGCTTTGGCATATCACTTTATTCTTCAACCAATCATGGTATTTGCCATATCTATTTATGGGCTTGCAATTACACTACCAGAATTTGATATGGGTAGCTTAATGACTATCCTTATGGGTATGTTGGGTTTAGGTGGTCTAAGAACCTTTGAGAAGGTACAGAAAGTCCAAAGAGATAAGTAATGCCTAAGAAAACCAAACTACAGTTCAGCAAAGGACATGAGCCGACAGCAGGGGTCAATGGTAAGAAAACATCGCAAGGTCGCAGAAACTTTGGCAGTTCAACTCTTAATAAACACAAAAGAAGAAACTATAAAAAATACAGAGGACAAGGTAAATAAGCTACAATAAGTTATGGCTCATTTCAGACAACAAATTAGAGAAAGAGTAGCAACCACACTAACTGGTTTAGCTACTACTGGCACTAATGTTTTTCAATCAAGGGTTTATCCCATAGAAGAAAACAAATTACCTTGCTTGTTAATCTATACCAAAGATGAAACATCTGAGCCATTAGCCATGTCACCACCACGAAGTATTGAAAAGGTTTTAAATCTTGTGGTTGAGGCATATGTTAAAACTAACAATAATTTTGATGATACGATTGATACTATCTGTAAAGAAGTAGAAGAAGCTCTTTATACTGATAGATTAATTAATAATCTTGCTAAAGACAGTTTTTTAACAAATACAGAAATAAACTTTAATTCTGATGGTGATAATCCTGTAGGAATTGTTGTAATGACTTTTGAAATCGCTTATCATCATACAGAAGGAACTTTAGAGTAAATTATTATGGCAACATACAAAGGTTCAGACGGAGTGGTCACTATAGGTGGCACAGCAGTCGGTGAAATTAGATCATTCTCAGTAGAAGAATCAGCAGATACTATTGAAGATACAGCTATGGGTGATACATCCAGATCATATAAATCTTCATTAAAATCTTTTTCAGCTTCTATTGATGCTTTATTTGATAATGATGACAGTGGGCAAGATGCTCTTACTATTGGTTCAGAAGTTGCTTGTATCTTTAGATCACAAGGCACAGGTTCTACCAATATGGAAAGATCAGGCACAGGCATTGTAACAGGTGTATCTATCAACCAATCTTACGATGGTTTAGTAGAAACATCATTTACATTACAAGGCACAGGTGCTTTAAGTATCGCTGACCAAAGTTAATAAATGAAAATAATTGATAGAGCAAAAGCTCATTTTGACAATCTTGACATCAAGAAAATAAATGTACCAGAGTGGGGAGACGAAGAGGGTAACCCACTGGTCATTTATGCCAAACCCTTAACACTACAAGAAACATCTAAGCTATACAAAATGGCACAAGAAGATGATATGGCCATGTTAGCTTATGTGTTAATTTACAAAGCCCTAGA